GAGAGACTATAAATAAATATGCCAGTAACGAAGCATGAATCTGCAAGAGGCAGTAAGAATGCTTTAAAAAATAAAGAGACAAATTCTGTCCCTTTAATTTCAGATGAAGAGCCGAAAATCGACTCTTCATCACGTAAAGATATAGCTGATACAATGGGTATCAGTAAAGCAAAAGTAGATTTATTCCTTTCAATTCCTGTTAATTCAAAAATAAGTTTTATATTGCATTCGTCATTACTTATCTCTTATGTCAACAAAAGTATATATCGGCCTCAAACTTGGTGCATTTTTCCTACAAGGGATAAGTGATGACCGCCAGGGGAGAGGCCTCTATGCTTTTAAATCATGTGGAAAATCTTATTTCTTATTGTTGCCCTGGTCGGTATGGGCGTGGCTGTTGGCCTCGGATGGTATTTCTTCAATCTTAAGGACATAACCATTTTCGGTATGTTTGCTTTTTTCGTTTTATTCTGCCTGGCTTTATGCATTATGGTCGAAGGCTGGAATCTGTTTTTTAAAGCCCGTAAAGGAAACCACGGGGATTGAACATGAAGATAATTAGATTCTCTCGCCGGCGAGAGATTTCAGAGGTCGTCTCCCCAGGGACGGCCTTTTTTTATTTAGAACAATTCTTAATAATAGGGTAATACCTCAGTACCACTTGACTTGAGATCGTGCCTTAAAATGCTTTAGAATGCGTCTCTTTCGTATTGGAATGGCTGGTTCATTATCATAATGGACTTTTCGACCGATTTAAGCATTTTCAAGCTGTTTGATGCGCAATGCGCATCATTCTGCTATTTGTTTTTGGTTATCAATGATAACCAATCTAATATTAATCAAAAACTCCCGGCCAGGCGTGATGACCTGAAGCTACCGGGAGCTTAATAATACAAGCCCCAATTTTCTTTATATACAACACATTACAGGTTTATCAACAGGGTTTTAATCCATTCTGTTGAAATCTTTTTAAGATAAAAAGATAATTTTATCTGAAATCATCGTATTTTGAGAAAAATGTTTAAGGGAGCGCAAGTCAATATCTTTAGGCATTTAAAATAGTACCAAATGTTGAACGAAGTTGAAGTAAAAGAATTGTTTGATTTCCTGTATCTCCAGCAAAGACATTTAACTGCAAGCCAGGAGAATTTTATAGGGGGACTGAAGAGATATTATCGGCGAAATAAACAGCTATCAGAGAAGCAGGTATCAGCATTAAAGGATATTGCAAAATTTTTGGATATAAGTAATTAAATTAATAAACATGATAAATAACAAGGCATATTCTGGGGTAATCCAAAGCAGAGTTAATCCGGGGTTTCCGACACAGCTTTTCCCCTGCCAGGAATATGTAACCAGTCCTGATCCGTTCCGGAAAAAATGTGCGGGCAATGTTTTTACATGTCTAACATCCCGTGACAATTGCAGATGTTATGGCGAAATGCATCAAACCGGAAATGAGGTTGAAAACGGTATGTGGGTTGTGGGGTGCGAATCCGTCCCTTATAAGAACAAAAGATTTCAACAAGAGTAACAATCTTGGGGGTTAGACGATCAATTGACAGGCTGATGTGCAGAAAAGCGATTTTTTAAAGACCAATTTCCAATTTTGGATTGTAGGTTGATGGTTTCAGAGAAAGCCAAGAGCGCATCTGCAAGGATTAAAAGACATGTTATAGTTAATAATAAGTGTAAAAAATACACTTATTAAATAAATTTATTAACTTTGTATGGATTAGCACCCAAATTACCGTTTTGAACTCCGGGGGAGATAGCGTTATTTGACAATGTGTTATCCTGTTAGATTTCCCCCCCGGAGTTTTTAAGTGCAAGCGTTATTTGACATAAAAAGATTTGATAGACTATGTAAAGACTATGCAAAGACTATACATGCATTAAAGCAAGGCTTAAGCAAACCTAAAGCAAAAGTTAAAGCATATGCTTGTCATATGCAAGGGCCTTGCAAGGGGCTTAAATGAATAGTTACGTAAAAGTTACGTAAAAATTAAAGGGTTTCGAATGGTTACCCAATGGTTTCGAATGGTTATACAAATTATTAACAGAATTACAAACATGCCAACAATAAACTTAGGACAGCAGAGGCGAGCAGTAAGGACGATTAATAAACAGCTGTATCAGGATATTTACCAGAATCCGCGCTGGAAGCGTTTAAGGGCTGCCAAATTCCGGGCAAATCCTTTATGTGAAAAGTGTGAAGCTAAAGGAATGGTTGTTATGGCTAAGGAGGTTCACCACAAAATACCTTTTCAAACTGGCAGGACGCCTGAAGAAGTAGAACGGCTTGCCTTTGACTGGGATAATTTACAGAGTTTATGTATTACATGTCATAAGGGAGAAGATAAAAAAATGAGAGGGGTAGCGAATCTTTAAATTCATTTATTGGCAGACATTGACTATTCCCTATCCTGCCCCTCTCTTTAATAATATAAGATGAAACAGTTATATAAAATACCGGAAGAGTTTCATCCTGCAGCTAAGCGGGACATGAAGCAATTGGTTGAATTATTAATACAGGAGGGATCTATTGAAAAGTTCGACCAGGCTGCTTTAACGCTGCTGGGGAATAGCTATAATACATATGTCAAAGCCATTGAGATATTGCATAAAGAGGGTATTACAGTTAAGGGGAAGGATGGCATACCCAGGATGCATCCTGCAGTCAAGATTGCCAACGATTGTGAAACACAAATATTGAAGTTTCTTATTGAATTTGGATTAACGCCAAAACAAAGAAATAAGACTGGACTACCTGACAAAAAAGAATCATTGTCACCTATTGAAAAATTTATTAATGAAAAAATAGAAACAAGATGAAAAAAATTTATTACAAATTTCAAAGTAAAAAGAAATTACCGGGTGGCAAACCTGAGTTTGTGAAATTCGATAGCACACAAATACCATTTGATGATGTTCGCAAATTTCACCTGTACTATATGCGATTGAAGAAACATCCCGATCCTGAAATTATGGATTATATCAAACGGAATGGTTCAGATTCACTTGAAATAACAAAAGTTAACAAGATTCCGGAAGAAAAACCAAAGGGGGTAACCGGTAGTAACACCTTTACTCCGGATCAACCAGGTTCTGTAAAACCCAAAGCTGTAAGAAAGTCAGGAAAGAAAAAAGTTGAAAGCGGTAAATAAATATTGCCAGGATATTGATTCGGGAAAAATTCCTTCAGGGATTCATGTCAAAAATGCCGTCAAGCGATTTCAAGAGGATCTGAAAAGAGACGATCTTGAGTTTAAGATGCACGCTGCGGATGTGGTTATAGATTTTATTTCGCAGTTAAAGCATTTTACGGGAAAACACGACGGGAAGCCTTTTGTTTTGGAACCCTGGCAGCAGTTTATTATAGCCAACTTATATGGTTTCTATTGGAAGGACTCAGGACAGAGAAGATTCCAAACAGCTTATATTGAACTCGGAAGAAAGAATGGTAAAACAGCACTTTCAGCAGCCCTGGGCTTGTATCATTTAATAGCAGATGGTGAGGCTGCAGCTGAGGTACTGATTGCAGCCAATAGTAAGGATCAGGCAAAGATCTGCTTTAATACTGTCCGGGGATTTGCCAAAGGATTCGATCCGGATGAGAAATACCTGAAGAAATTCAGGGCAGATATTCTTTTCCCCATAACCAATAGTTTTATAAAAGTTTTGGCCAGTGATCATGATAAGCTCGATGGTTATAATTGTTCAATGGGAATAGTGGATGAGTACCATAGCGCACCAAACAGCCTGGTGAGGGATGTTATCCGCAGCTCGCAGGGAATGAGAGATAATCCATTACTTATAACCATTACAACTGCTGGATTTGATAAAAGCCTGCCATGTTATGAACTCAGAACCGTTACCACGGAAATAATAGCCGGCATAAAGAAAGATGACAGTTTTTTTGGTATTGTTTATTCTATGGATGAAGGGGATGAATGGAAGGATGAAAAGAACTGGATCAAAGCAAATCCCAATCTGAATATTACCATCAGTTCTGACTTCCTGAAAAAACAGGTCCGGCAGGCTGTTAACAGCTCGCCTGATGAAGTCGGTGTTAAGACTAAAAATCTGAATATGTGGTGTGATTCAGCTACCGTATGGATCCCCGATGATTATGTCCTGAAAGCAACAAAAAAACTCAGGAAGAAAGATTTCAATGGTGAGGAATGTTTTATAGGAGTTGATTTAAGTTCAAACCGGGACCTGACAGCAGTGAGTTATCTGTTTGTAAAGGATGATATGTACAGATTTATCATTGACTATTACCTGCCACGTGAAAGCCTGAAAACACGACCTGATAAGGAACTTTACAGGGATTGGTATAATCATAAACATTTAAACGTAACGGCAGGCAATGTCGTAGATTATCACTATATCAGCAAGGATATTCTTGAAGTGGATAGAATAGTTGATATACGCCTGATCTATTATGACAAATATAATGCTACGGCATGGGCTATTGAACTAACTGATGAGGGACTGCCACTGGAACCATTTAGTCAGGTAATCGGGAATTTTAACTCCTGTACTAAGGAGTTTGAGAGGCTTATTTTAAACGGTCAGGTTGTGATTGACGATAATCCGATTAATCGTTATTGCCTGAGAAATGTCGAATTGAGAATGGATTATAACGGGAATGTTAAACCGAATAAGAACTCTGAAAAGAAAAAGATTGACGGTGTTATTGCATTATTGCAGGCCCTGGCAGCCTGGCAGAGTTTATCCGGTCAGTACCATGGTACAAATATTTATTGACAATGAATATAGTAAAAAGAATATTAACAAAGATTTTGCCTGAGAAACGAAGTGTTTCCTACGATCCTACAACAGCAGTTGGCTTACCATATGGTTTTGCCAGCTCACCTTTGAGCCTGCAGCTGGCAATGCAACTTAGTGTTGTCTATAGATGCGTAGAGGTTATAAGTGATGCCATTGCTTCACAGAGCTGGGAAATATTGGAGTATGATATGGCAGAAGGCTTTGTTGATAATCCGTTTCATCAGTCTGCATACATGTTGAATCTTGAACCAAATCCAGCGATGTCAAGATATATTCTGATGAAAACACTGGTGGCAAAAATACTTTTGGAAGGTAACGGATACATAAGGATCATAAGAGACAACCGGGGAGATCCTGTAAGATTAGATTTGATAACGGCTCCGGTTACAATGTTCATGAGGGATAATGGCAGTATTTATTACGAAATTAGCGGGGTTGGTTATAACGATATTTACTATCAGCCCGGTAGACCTTCAAAGATAATACAAGTTGAAGGTTATGATATGATTCACGTTCTGAACTTCACTTATGATGGTTTGATAGGTGTTTCTACATTAAGACATGCTGCCAATACATTGGGAATTTCATATGCATCGGAACAAACGGCCAAGAGTTTCTTTACAAGTGGTGCAAATAGTTCAGGCATTTTGACGGTAGAAGGTAAGCTCACAGAAGAAAAAGCAATAGCTATTAAGGAGAAATGGAAGGATGCTCTGGATGTCTCAACCGGCAATCCAGGAGGTATAGTTGTCATAGAGAAAGGCCTGGATTTTAAACCCGTTACTATACCCCCAAAGGATGCACAGCTCGTTGAGAGTCGGGAATTTAATGCAATTGATATCTGCAGATTTTTCGGTGTGAGCCCTTCAAAAGTTTTTGACAGTAAGAATCTTACTTATTCAAATATCGAATCTTTTCAACTTGGTTTCTTGACTGATACTATTTCACCGTTGGATTCTAAAATTGAGAATGAATTTAATCGTAAGTTATTCAGGCCTTCACTAAGAATGAAAACACGGTTGAATTTAAGTATCAAAGAATTATTACGTGCTGACTTGGATGCAAAAGCAAATTATGTCAGTAAGATGTTTCAATGCGGCGGATACAATGTGAATGAGGTACGAAAAGAATGCGGTAATCCGAAACATGATCATGAAAACGCAAATAAGCCAATGGTTCAGATAAACATGCAGCCTGTTGATGTGCTGGGAGTTAAACAAAAACCTATTGATAAAAAAGTTAAAATAAATGAGGAGGAATAATCATGCCGTGGAAAATTGAAGATGTTGATCAATTTAAAAAGGATCTTACAGATAAGCAAAAAGAGCAGTGGGTAGAAATTGCAAATTCTGTTCTTGAATCTTGTATTGCTGATGGTGGTACTGATGAAGATTGTGCTCCCAAAGCCATTAAACAGGCCAATGGTTCAGTTGAGAAAAAAAGTATTACAGTGGAAAAGGAAATAAGAAATTTACCCGAAGAACTGGCAGAGGTAAGGGCTTCAAAAGATTCAAGAACGATTGAAGGTTATGGGATTGTCTTTAATAAAGAATCCCGGGACCTGGGAGGTTTTAAAGAGGTCATCCTTCCCGAAGCTATTGAGGGTATTGTTGAACAATCCGATATACTGGCCCTGCTTAATCATGATATAAGCAGGGGTGTGCTGGCGCGATCAACCAAAGGCAAAGGTACATTGAGCCTTACTCCGGATAATAAAGGAGTGAAATACAGATTTGATGCTCCGAATTTTGATCTCGGTAATGAATTACTTGAGAATGTCCGCAGGGGAGATATCAAAAGTACGTCCTTTAGCTTTTCAGTGAGTGGCGGTCAGAAATGGGATAAACTGGAAGATGGCAGTTATCTAAGGACTATAACAAAATTCGATGAAATCTTTGATATATCTCCCTGTTACCGGGAGGCATATGAAGATACTACTATAGCAATACGTTGTCTGGATGAGTTCAAAAGTAATGAGACGGAAAATGTTAAGCCGCCTGTAGAAGAACCTGCAGATGAGCCTATAACAGAATATAAGTTAAGTGATGATGAACGATTCCTGAGACACGGAGTATTAACTTTTAAAATTATTAAACATGACACTACTTGAAATAACAGATGCCAAGACTCAGCTCTTGGATGCAAACGACGAAATATTCGCTAAGGCTCAGGCCGAAAAGCGAAGTATGACGGATGAGGAAAAGAAAAAAGTTCAGGAAAATAACCTCAAGATGAGGGAGTATGAGCTTCAGGAAGAGTCCTTATCCTTCAAGGATGATAAAGGCCGTCAGGTGCGCAATACCGGACAGCAATATATAATACCCAAAGAGAAGTTTTCTCTTATGAGGACTATTCAAGATTTTTTGGATAGCAAAACTATAAATGAAGTTGCCAGGGATGTCAATACCCTGGGACAACAGGAATTTCGTAGAGCAGGATTATCATATTCCGGTAATCTGATCCTTCCTGCAGAAGTCAGAGCAGATATACTTGCCGGTACAGCAACACAGGGTCAGGAGATAGTAGCTGAAGAAAAGAAAGCCATTCTTCCTCCGCTGGTTGATAAGCTTATACTTGCTAAAGCAGGCGCCACTTTCCTTACAGGACTGGTAGGTAATGTCAGCATACCTTCGTATTCCGGTACAACTGTTGCATGGAAAAGCGAAGTTGCTGGAGCTGATGATGGAGCCGGTACTTTTGGTGAGGTTGAATTTTCACCAAAGAGACTTACAGCAAAGCTGGATGTATCCAAACTTTTCCTGGCTCAGGATGGGGTTGGAGCTGAAAGGCTGTTACTCGACAATATTGCCGGTGCGGTTGCTCGTAAACTTGAAAGTACAACCCTTGGTATAGTTGTTGGTTCAGCAACTCAACCTCAGGGAATGGGTTATAAGATTACCGTTGGAACTGATACCAAAGCTGCTGCTGTTGTTCCTACCCACGCACTTATGGTGGCTATGGAAACAGAAGTTGATACTGCTAATGCATTGGCTGATAGTTTAGCTTATATTACTAACAGTGCAGGACGCGGAATGCTAAAGAGCATTGCCAAAGGTTCTACAGCTGATAACATAATGATTTGTGAAAACAATCTGGTTAATGGTTATCCGCTGTTGGTTAGCAATTCCGTTGCCGGTTCAGCCGGTAGTGATGGCGCCGGTGAATTAATTGTATTTGGTAACTGGAAAGACCTTTGTATTTGTCAGTGGGGCGGATACGATATAACAGTTGATCCTTATTCACTGGCTTCAGAAAACCAGGTACGGATAGTCATTAACGCATATTTTGATGTTAAAGGACTTAGAGGTGAATTAGCAACTGATGTTCACGGTTCAGTAGATACTGATCCTGATGAGTATGCTTACTCATTTGCCTCATTAGCCATTAAGGCTTCTTAATTTCATTTTGGGGGTGGATTAAACCCCACCCCTTTAATATTAAAACTGCTATGGCATACATAACACTGGATACAGCAAAAGCGCATTTGAGAGTAGATCGGGATGATGATGATGACTATATCGGCGGTCTGATTGATATGGTTGAGAATTGTGTAGCTATTGAGATAGGTGAGGACCTGGTGGATCTGGAAGAAGTTGACGAACATGGTGAACCAAATGGCATATTACCAAAAAGGTTGATACAGGCAATGTTTTTATTGCTTGAGGATTTTTATGATAATAGAGGATCTATTCTTATTGGGGTTAGTGCTACTATCAGACCACTCGGTTTTGAATTTCTTATTTCTCCTTTTAGAAATCGTACCATTCAATGAGAGCAGGTAATCTACATCACAGAATAAATTTCTATGCCAAAGTAACTACCAGGGATAATTATAATGCTTTGGTTGATAGTTGGCCTGATATAACTATATCTACCTGGGGTGGTATCAGATACACTGGTGGAGGTTACGGTTTATCCAATGAAGAAAAGTTCTATTCAAAATCAATGGAATTGATTATAAGGTATCGGGATGATATAATTGAAACCATGCGAGTGCAAATTGATGGTAAACCCGATTGGTATGCTATAGTCTCAATTCCGGAGGAACTTGGACGTAAAGAGGGATTAAGGTTAACACTTGAAAAAATTAATGTTTAATGGATGCTTCAATAAAAACCGATCAAATTAAAATACTTGAAGATTTTTTTAAGGGCTTATCAAATGTAGATCAAAGAAAAATCTTTATGGCTTCTTTTCGTAGAGCTGCCAAACCTCTTATAGCTGCTGAAAAATCTCTTGTACCATATAGAACCGGTAATTTAAGAAAATCAATAGGTTCTGTGGAATTAAGGGATGAAGTTGCAATACTTATTGGAGCAAAACTTTCCGGAAGAAACAAAGGCTGGTATGCACATTTGGTAGAGGGTGGAACCACGGAACGATTTCGTAGAACTAAGAAGGGCGCCCCTACAGGTAGAATGATTGCAAAACCTTATGTTGAAAAAGCATATAATATGACTAAGGATCAAATGTATGATGAAATGGAACAGGCCTGGTATGATGAAATTGATCGTTTTATTATGCGGACAAATAAAAGATTAAAGAAATGATAGGGATTGCAATAACAGGGCTTTTAAAAGCAAATGAGGATTTATTAGCATTGGTTCCGGAAGATGGTATTTTTCCTTATGTAGCTAATGAACAAACTCCTTTGCCTTTAATTATCTATACAATTAAAGATCTTGACCCGGAATATGATAAGGACGGGTGGTTACATGATGATTGTGCTTTCAGTGTGATTTCGTATTCCGAAGATTACGCAAATCTTCAGTTGATAATAGCACAGGTCCGAAAGGCTCTTGAATTGAAAAATATAAATGGTACTCACAGAATAATTCTGACGGGTTTTGCTGAAGGCTATAATATTTCAGAGAGTGTTTTTAGGAACGAATTAACTTTTAGAATAAGAATTTTTGAATATTAACAATTAAAAATAAATTATTATGACAAACGAAATTTCAGGAACAGATCTTTTCGTATTTATGGATGGTACACCGATTGCACATGCATCGAACCATTCATTAAGTGTAAAGATGGATACCCGGATGACTTCAAATAAAGACACGGGTGTTTTTAAAACAAGAGGTAAGGGCAGAATTGATGTTACGGCCTCCTGTGAAGGTATGATGGTATATGGTGATATTGAATTATTGCGTACCGCAATGGTTAACAGAACACCTTTATCATTAGATTTTGGGGAACAGGTTGGTGGCGCGTTGGATGAATCAAAAATCTATGCCACAGGTAATTTTTATCTTGTGGGTCTGGATGAAGGCGCTCCTGACGACGATAATGCCACATGGAATGCTTCTTTCGAACACGAGAGCGGATTCGAATATGTTAATGAAGGTGAATTGTCGGTAAGGATAGCACATTCCAACTGTACCACTCATGAAGGTACTGAGGGCGCTGCATTTGCTTTACCTCTGGGTGGAACACCTCCCTATACTTATGCGTGGACTGGTGGCGGTTCAGAAACTACTCAGTATATCACAGCAAAGGCGGCCGGTAGTTATACTGTTACCGTGACCGATGATGATTCAGCTGAAGTCGAAGCTACTGTTGTTATCATTGAACCGAGTGCATAATGGATTTTACAGAAGTTAGAACTGTCAAAGTAGGGGAACGTGATTTTCCTATTAAGATCACGCTCAGGGCTTCTATTGGCTACCAGAAACAAGCAGGCAGGTCTTTTACGGAATTTGAAAGCACGGAAGACTATGTGATATTCTTTTATCATATAGCCAGGGCAGGAGCCAAGGCAATGAATCAGGAATTTGGTTATGATTATGAGCAGTTCCTTGATTTGCTCGACGATTATCCCACTGAGACAATAACAAATCTATCTAAGGCTATACTTGGTGATGAAGAGCCAGAGCCGGGAGGTGAAGAAAAAAAACCGATGATCCCCCAAAAATAAACCTGGAAGAGCTTTACGGTTATTGTGTTGGTGTGATAGGTATAGATCCCCGGTATTTCCTGGATGAAATGAGTCTTGATGAGGTAGCATTCATAATTAAAGCGAGGCGTGAATTGGATGATAAAGTAAATAAACAAAGCTGGGAACAGACAAGGGAGATTTGTTATTATGCTTTTATTGCTATGCGAGGCAATGAGAGAATCAAAGAGCCGGAAGATCTTTTCAGGTTCTCATGGGAAAAGAAAGAAGTAAAAAAGAGCAAACGATTAACAAAAGAGGAAGCTGCTGAAAAAGCGATCAGAAGCAGGAGTAAGATTAAAAGAATAACATAATGGCAAAAAAAGTTAACGTACCGGTTGAAATTACAGGTTCGGCAAAAAGTTATAAAGCCTCTACGGAAGATGCCGCAAGGGCTACTGCTAAACTTGAAAGAGAAGCTCGTGCCCGTAGTCGTGAAATAGAACGTAATTTCAAGATGGTGACCATTGCCCTGGCCAAGGTGGCCGGTGCTGTTATAGTGGCTAAAAAAGCCTTTGAGGTCTATGGTAAGGTTATGAACAGCACTAATGCCACAGGTGACAAACTTGCTATACAACAATCAAAGATAAAGTTTTCTCTTGAAGAGGTTAAACGCAGTCTGGCCACTCTGGATTTTGAAGGAATCGGTAAGAAGATGAAACAGGCTGCCAGGGATGGTGAAACACTTGCAAAAGCATTGGATTTACTCGGTGACCTGACACTCAGGTTAAAACTTATTCAGGGAGACGCTAATTATGAAATGATTCAGCAGGAGTTGATCTTCCGTAATACTGCACTTGCCGATGATGTAAGACGAAGGGCTGCGGAGAGATATCTTGAAATAGTCAAAGAACTTGAAGTAGAACAGTTAAAAGTAGCAGAAGCAGGGGTAAAAGCTGCTCTGGCTGCCAGTTCTGTTGCAGCCGCACAATTACCGGAAGAAACACTTAAATATCTCTATAAGAATCTTGACGTAATAAATGCCAATGAGGAGGCTATTAAAAAATACCTGGAAACACAAAAACAACTCCGGGCCGGTGGAGTTGTAGGTGCTGCAGGAACATTTATTCCTTATTCTGCAAAGGAAATAGAGACATTAAGAAATGAGATAAGACTTACCGGTGGTGAGGTAAAAAACCTTGCATATTATTACGAACGGTGGATGCTGATTGCTGAACCTGAAAGAGTAAAACTGGCAGAGGCATGGAGAACATTGAGTGATGTTATGACTGAAGCTGCTGCCAAAGGACTTAAACCGCTCAGGTCAGTTGCTTCATTATTGGCAGAAGATGAAGAAGCAGCAGAGGGATTTACTGATCAGGTAAGAGAACTGCAGGAAGCACTTGAACAGGTGGATATAACCAGGTTGATCCCAAGTACCGGAGGTGGACTCGTTGGTGCAACAGGTATTAATGATGTGCGAACATTCACCGGAGAAATAGGTATTCAGCAGATGGCAATTGAAGCGCTTGGAGATGCTTTTAAACAAATGCTCCATAATACAGAGGGTGGATGGAAGTCAATGCTTGATTCAATGAAAAACAGTCTTAAATTATTTATTGTAGAAACAGCAGGTTATGCAGGATTTTTAATGTTATTGAGAGCTATATTTCCTATGACATTTGGAGTGGGAGCCACAACACAATTACAGAAAATTTTTGGTACTAAATGGTTCGCTGACGGTGGTATAGTTTCAGGTCCGACACTTGCTATGGTTGGCGAATATGCAGGAGCAAAAACTAATCCGGAAGTTATTGCGCCTCTTTCAAAATTAAAAGGAATGATGGGAGGTGCTTTCAAACTTGAATTTAAAGATGCCAAACTTAAAGGTAATGATATTTACTTATCAGTTATGAGAACTGCAGAAATAATAGGAAAGAACACATAATGTTTACAGATCCTTGTATAGAATACAGATGTGAATTTACCGATATCTTAAGATTAGACTGGCGAATTGATTTAGAGGTTGAAACAGCTAATGGTACTTTTCCCGTGAAAGATCCTGCCCTCTGGACTAAATTTCATTGTACTTATACATATAAATTATATACTACTACTGATACTGATTCATATATCAGCAGGACAATTTCATTGAATGGTGCTACTCATAATAAAATAAGCATAAAATACAAAGTTGCAAGCGGAACCCCGGGAAGCGGGCAGATATTTTATGAAACAGCCGGGCATGGCAGGAGTGCATCATATTATAAAACAATAGCCTTAATAGCTGATGGGCAATATCATACTCTTATTGTGGATATGTCAGATCTTACAGCAGGGGGAACCGATTGGATTGACAATACTATAATTAAGATTTATTTTGATCTTACGGACAATCATCCGGTGGTAATTAATTTGGACTGGATAGGTTTTACCATGCAGGCAGCGGGTGAACCTCTTGAAATTAATTATTTAACCAACTCAGATCATTTAACAAGAGAACCTATCAAGGGTAGTATTGCTGATCTTACGGTTTATGCAGATATTAATTTTCAGTATGCTGAATTATGTGCTGTTGAGGACATGCATTTCAGGGTAAGCATTTATTATGGTGCTACCCCAACCCTTTATTGGCGTGGTTATGTTCTGCCCGGTAATTATATTGAGCCGTATGACGGGGTAGCCTATCCGGTCAGGATATCTGCTGCTGATGGTTTGGGTATGTTAAAGGATATGCCTTATAAAGATGGTGATGAGTATTATAATGGCAGGATATTAGAATCTCAAATCATTCTTGATATACTTGACAAAATAGGAGTAACAACTTTTACTGAATACTGTAATATCTATGAAGAGGCAATGGATGATGGAGTGGGAGATTCACTTTTTGATCAATCAAAAATTGATGTTGATATATTCAGAGATATGTATTGTTATGAAGTATTGGAGCAGATACTCAAAACATATAATGCAGTTATCAGACAATTAGCCGGTGAGATATATATTTATCGTCCTTCAGAACTTATAGGAGCAACTGTTTATGGAAGAGTATTTACAGGGCCAGCTATAAAAACAGGGACAACTTTCGTCCCCAAGCAGTTGGTTAGTCGTAATGGGGCATTGACTGATCTACGGGATGTTGAAGGTGGACAATTAGGGGGACAAGCTTCTGTTTCAAAAGTTATTTTAACTCAAGATTATGGTTATAAGGAAAGCTGGCTGGATAATCATAAATTAAAAGCTGATACTTATAAAGACGGTTATTTTGAAGGTTGGGAAAGTAGTGAAGCGGAAATAGCTAAACCAATTGGTCAATGGCTTCCAAAAGAATTGGAAGGAGCAGCAATGCCACGGGACACGACTATAAACATTACTAAATACATTAAACAATCATTTGGGGAATTTGCAAAAACTACTACCGATGTGTTTGTCATGGAATTTGATTATTTAATTTATAACTATTCGGGGCACACAATAGAAAATATTGGCTTATTTGCCATGTTGAAAGCGGATGGTGCATCAAAATATTTAATAGATGATTCAAGTGGGGATTATTGTGTATGGCAAAATACAGCAGGTTATATGGGAACCGGTGGAGTGTCATGGCCCGATAGTAAAGAATCCGGTAGTACGGATTGGGTTCATTATAAAAGAAAGGTAGTTGGTATTCCTGTTGATGGTAAATATACTTTTTATTTTCCGAGAATTTATTCTCCCGGTGAGGCTAATGTTATTGGAGCAATTACGAATGTAAGATTTTACTGTACTTCAGACGAAATTGTTGTTATAAGGAAATCAATGAAATTGAGTAAATTTTTGGTTCTCTGGATGGGTAAATGGTGGACTGAAAGAAGATGGCTTCATAAAAATCCCCCAAAAGAAGTTTATAAAGACATTGAAGAAGTAGTTGAACATCAATATATCGTAGATAACGAAATTGCCGGGGAAGAAATGGAAGAAGATCACATACTCGGTGATGTTGTTGATACAAATATTGATAATATCCTTGAGCAGTTTGCGGGGGCCATAGCAACATATGTTACCACATTACATTATCGGGTAGATATGGTTACTTTGACAGGTACTTCGGGAACTGCAAATATAACCTGTGATGGAGTGACACAAGGTTCTACGTTTGTTACAAGTCTGGCAGTAACCGCAGCTACTTTTGTTACCGCTCATGCAATAGATTATCTTCCAGGAGGAGTGGTAGTCACATCCAATGCGGAAAAT